TAATTATAAAAATTGAAGATAAACTGATTGAAGATGTACAAATAAATAGTGATATATTTATAGTTAAAGAAAAAAATGTCATTGATAATTTAAATGAAAACAGAAAAGAAAACTGGCCATCATTAAAAAATTATTTAATAATGAAAAAAAGTGAAATTCAATCTAATGAATTTGAGAAAAAAAGAAATATTACAGAAGTAAATTCATATTATAATGATATAAAATTAAACGGCAGTGATGCAATATTGGGTGAAATAATTAATGAAATTAATGAATTTATAAAACCTGAAAATACAAAACAAAGATTTATTGTATGTTTTCCATATTATAATGGGAAAGTATATAATAGAAAAAACACAATATATTATATAAATAGAATACATAAAATATTAAGCAAACGTGTATTATTTAATAACTACCAATATGATATAAAAAATAATAATATTATAATAAATGGAATATATTGATACAGTCATAAAATACAACGATAAATATTATATTAAATTAGGTCCTATACAAGGATATATTGATAATTTAGAAGATTATATATATGTAGAATTATCTGATTTAGATAATGCGGTTTTATTTATTGAAATAGTTTCCCATCTTATTAGAATAGGTGATTTATATGATATATTGATTAATAATACAGAATTAAATATATTAATATCACAAGGTTTGTATGATTCTTTTGAAAATAATGAATTACCTGTGGAAATTATAATAAATGATAATGATATTGAATATGTATCAGGATATAATTTAAATAATTTAATAAGCCGTAATACATTATCATTTACAGAAGATGAATTATATAGTTTTTATCAGACATTTTTCACGATAATAAATGATCAGACTACAGATGATATTGATTATACAAATATATTAAATGTAGCATATAAACGTGTTATAGAATATTTTATGAATGGTATGAATGATGCGGGTCTTGAAAATATTAATATTATATTGAACACTGTAGCATTTGATTATAATGATACTGATAAATACAGTAATTCAACATGCGGATCATGTGCTAATCAAATGGGTATATCATCATCTTCTTCAACTTCCAGTTCTTCAACAATAAACGGATTGACTGATTATTCTTCATTATCATGTGTTGATAAATATAAAGAAGCCATGAAAATGTGGCTTATAAAAATGTTGTCATCTATAGAATTTTATAATGAATGGTTTTTTATAGAAGAATCAGAAAACAATTATATGCCTAATGAAACATTAATAGATAATTTAATTTTATTATTAAATGATTTTAAGGCATTGAATTTAGATTTGACATTTTCTAAATCATTCAGAACTCATTGTAATTGTGAAGAGTTATTATCAGGTAAAACACTTGAAGCCGAAAAGAATGAAAAGATAATAGATGATTATATTAAGGTTTTAAATTGGATTAAAAATTGTGAAATAGAAGAGAATACAAATAAAATAAAAATATACGGTGAATTATTTGCCGAATTACTACCGTATTTATCATTTTAAAAATATTTAAATAATATATGAAAATTTTAAAAGAAGGAAATGAAAAATGGGATGAACAGGAATTATGGTGTATTTGTCCTTATTGTTCTTGTAAATTTTCCGGTACAGTTAAAGACGGGGATTTTTCTGTTGTAAATGATGAAAGCAAAATGAATATTGCTTATAAAGGTACTTGTCCCACCTGTTCAAAAAAAGTTTTTTTACTTATCAAATACTAAAAAAATATTAAAATATATAATATGAAAAGTTTAAGAGATTATCTTGTTGAATCAAGAATAAATGAAGCTGAATCTGAAAAAAAATTTGTCTGGGATTTTACAGGTTTAACTAATGCAAAAGAAGTTATTAAATCATTTGAAAATATGGATAATGTAGAGATTGACGATCAGAAGGTTATTGTTACTGTAACTGCTGAAAATTATAATACATTAAGTTCATTCCAAGAAATTATGCAAGATTATGTTAATACTTTCAGAAAAGAACAGAATAATTTTTCAAATGAACAATATGCGCAAAAAACAAAACGTCTTGAAAATACATTATTAGATTTTAATGAATATCTTGATGAAGTTGAAAATCCAGAAGACTCAGAAGAACCAGAAAAACCTGAAGATAATAAAGAAGAAACTGAATAATCGTTATATAATGAATAAAAAAATATAATTAATATATTTATATATTTTTATAATTTAAATGCGATACAGAACGTTTTATGATATAAATTTAGCCAGATATTTAATTATCTGACTAAATTTTTATAATCGGGTACATTTTCAACAAATGTATAATATTCATCATTTAAAAGAAATAATTCTGTTTGTGTAAAATCTGGAAAATATTCACTTATTTCATTTATACTTACATGTTTTAATCTGGATAAATCAAAATTATATTTAAATAAATGTTTTATCAGTCTTTTTACATACATATCATCTGTATTTTCTGATGTAAATACTATAATATTATCATAAATATTAACAATATTAAACGGTATAGTTTTTTCTTTATATAAATAAGTTTTATCTAATAAAACATAATCATTCATATACTGTTCAAGCTCCATTTCCTTATCTATATCTCCATGTTCTATAAGTACACTGTCAATAAATGATTTTATTTTCATTAAATTATCTATATCTGATATATTAGTAATCTGTATATTATTTTTATCCATTATTGATTAAAATTTAATTTATATAAAAATATAATTTTAATTTCATATTTTCAGTATAAAAGTATATTATTAAATAATTAAAGTTATAAATGATTAATAATGAATAATACTGATATTTGGAAAAGACCGTGGCATCTTGAAAAATTTGATGATATATATAATAGAGATGAACGTTTTTTCGCTATAGTTTTAAAGGGACTTATATCATGGCTTAACAGGAATATTGTCATGTATAATAACCCTATTAATCATTTTATATTTAATACCGGTTCAACATATATGTATGTAGAATCAAATGGATATGAATATTCATGGTGTGAAACTACTGGAGAAGATCAAATGTATATGCATTTACCGAGATGTCTTATGACAATAGGAGCTGTTAATGTAGAAATGGAAGAACTTACACAACCATATTCCAGAGGCTTATATGAACGTAAATCTTCAGATAATAAAATAAAAGGATATAATGCTGAAATAAGAAGATTACCTGTTTCTATAGATATAACATTAAAATATGTATTAAGTAATTTTAATGAATCTATAATATTAATACAAGAACTTATTGATTCCATATTTTTCCAAAGATATTATAAAGTATCTTATCTGGGTCAACAAGTAGAATGTTCTATAGAGTTTTCTCAAGAATTGCAGATAGCTATCGATGAAATAGATATGTCTGCGACAGATATGAGAAACAGATCTATAGAACTGACATTAAAGATAAATACTAATTATCCGATTATAGATATAAAAACTGAGGTGCCTAGTGATCAATTTATTGACGGATTCAGGTCTGATCCATGGCTGCCGAAACAACCTGATCCAACACCTGAAGAATCGGAATATGTCATTAAAGCTCCTGCGGGTATAGGTAAACTTATAAATGAACTTAATGTAGAAAATAAAATATAATATATTATGGCTGTAACTATAATTTCTGATTTAACAAAATATGATAATTTATTTACTGAATTAAAAAATAATGAAAATGGATTTGCTTTTGGTGATTCAGATTCTTCTATGAGTATGTCTTTTGTAAAAATTGAAGATCAAATTATAGAAGATATATTTGATATATTAAATCAAAAAAGATATGATACTGAAATTATAATTGGTAATACTAATGTCGCTGATGATTTTATTCAATTATATAAAAAAGATAAAGGTTATAATCAAATTCCTAAAGAATATAATTCTGATGGTACAGTTAAACTTTACTGGGATGAAATTAATTTAAGAGATCAATTAATAGCAGAAGCAGAAGATATTGATTCTAAAGAGATAGATTTTATAAAAAATTTAAGAGAATTATATTATAAATATGTAAGTTATCTGCAAACTAGAAAAGATATATTAGAAAAAATAATTGAAAATTACGCAGGATCTATATTTATATGTACAGAACTTTATGGTAAAGAAATAAAAAAATGTGATTTTATTACTCGAGAATCATCAAATACTGGCACGAGTGTTAATGGATTTGAAAATTTAAAAATACAAAAATATATTAAATCAGATGTAAAACTTGATATTCCAAAAGTATATTTAATATTTGTAGATAAAAACGGTTATGGCATACCTTTAAATATATTTACTGATAAATTTGATAAATTAAATAAAGAAATAGAAAATATTAAAGATATAATAGGTAATCAAGGAGAAATAAATGAAACTACCGAAACAAATACGGCTTCACGTAGTAAATCACGAGGATATTATGAATTAGACATTGATCCAAATCAATTAGAAGAATATATTATATCTGCAATAAACAATACAGCATATTTTTCATCATATGTTAATGATGCTATTAGAGAAAAATTAGATGAAGAAGTAATAGATAAAATAAATAATGCTGATACGAAAATTACTGAAACAACATCTAAAGTAGATTCTATTATAGATACAGGTATACTTGAAAGTTATGATAATATTAAAACAAGTGTAGATAATTATAATGAAATAAAACAACAATTATTTGATAATTTTGCCGCATATGAAGAAGATGATACTGAACATCAAAATCCTAAAATAGATATAGTTAATTCATATATATTTGCAAGAAAATTAAATTCTGCTATATCAACAAATAGTAATGTTAATTATTTAAATATTCAATTGGATAATCATACAACTAATCATGCCAAAAATATAGGTAAGGATTTACGAAATAATATAATGCAATATGCTCAATCTTCAACAAATCCTTTAGACGCTGATTTAATTATAGCTGTAAATAAAATATTAACAAGATTATACAATAATAATTGGACTAATGAAACATTACAAAATCCAGAAACAAATATAAATACTGTAATAGAAGTTGCTGGTATACAATATGGGAATAATATTATGAATAATTTAAAAGCTGAAATAACACAATTAAAAGCTGAAATAGCACAATTAAAACAGAAATTATCATTATCTGGAACACAAGGAGAAAGATAAAAAATAAAGGAACTTCTTAAGAAGTTCCTTTTTAATTTATTATCCTACTTGTGGATCTTGCCCATCCTGTGCTCCCTGAGGACCTTCAGGACCTTGTGCTCCCTGAGGACCGTCTGAAGATCTTGTGAATGTTGTGGTAACCAAATAATTATTTCTGCTGTCAGATAATACGACTTTAATAGGGAAAATCCTGGTTTTAAAATTATCGGAAGGGATTGTCATAGGCCATGGGTCTCCCTGACCGCTGTACCAACACAAAAAATTATTGGCGTCATAAACAGCAATACCGTTAAAATCAGTAGGTACTTCTGTTTTTGTATTACCAACTGTTTGATAACCAGTAACTTGTATATCATTATCCACTGTTGGATCATATGATACAGGGTTAAGTTCCAATGTATATATTACTGGTGATTCTTCTGTCGGTCCTTGTGGACCGACTTCACCCTGTGGACCAAATTGTTTTTCAATTAAATCATAATTAATTTCAATTTTTGTTTTATAATAATCTGATGATGTGTTATAAAATTTATTTACTAAATCTGATAAATATGTTGAAATATAATCAACAGTATAATTATAATCGGTTGAACCGGCTTTTGAGTTTATTTGACTTAATACATATTCAGGAGAAGCTTGTTCATAATCTAATTTTGTTTTATCAAATAAAGTTTTAATAGTTTCATCTAATTTTTCAATATTGTTAAAATGATTAATTAGATTTTCTCCCACATAATAAGATGATACAAATATATCCCCTTCTTCTGTTAATAATTTTTCTTCTTTAACAGCTGTGATATTGCCTATATATACATTAAAATAATCTAATGTATCATATGAATCTGTTAATGATATTTTAACACCATTACGTCGTGTTTTATTATATGGTACTGTTATTTTATTTTCATTGTATACTTTCTCAGCAATTTGATTATTAATATTTATATCTAATGGACTTGCAAAAGATTCAGATGTTAATGTTATATTCTGTTCTAAAGTATCAGAATAATATGAATTAGTATCTAAATGTATATCTATATTACAATATGAATCATTTTCTAATGTTAAATACATACTTTGAGTATATGTATATGATATTGTATTATCTTCAAAATAATCAGTATCAATAGTATATTTATTGAAATATTTATATCCTGGTATATTATGACGAGTACGAGTATCTACAAGCATATCTTTTATTATATGCTCTTCATTTAGATTACCAACAACATTTGCAAGTGTTATTACAGATAAATTATCAGTTGCTGATTCTTTATATTTTGGACCTTTATTTAATCTTGAAATAGTTAACATATTATTTTAATTATTTATTTTTTATACATTTATTTTAATAAAAGAACAACCTAATATAAATTTTACTGTTTGTACTTTTACCGGAATAGATTTTGTTAATTTTTCCACATCAATAGTATCAGTAATTATACCAGTTTCAGCATTTTCTTCTTTACTTACAACATTGCTGTATAATATTTCTTCTATACCGTCGATAACACATGAAATACATATAACTAATGCTTGAGCGTTATTATATGGCGATTTTGTAGGATCATATTCATATGTTAATTCGAAATTTTCAGATAAATCATAATTATTATCAGTTGAAATAATTTCTCCATTTATTTTAAATGTTCCTTCTAAATTTGTATAATGTGGAACAAATTTATATTCACGTGGATATAACTTTTGAGCATATTCAGGTTCATCTGCTAATTCTTCCAATAATTTAGTATCAGACGGATTTAAATCATCTAATACATCTGTTATTTCAGATTTATTACCATTATCAATAATATACTCTATAGTTTCTTTATTTTTTTCAACATTTTGATTAGCTATATCTTGAGCGGCATTTAAAGCATCCATTTCTGTATCATAATATACACCTGGATATCCTTCAACTTCATATTCACCTTGATGTTCTGTATCAGTACTTGGTTTAACTGCAGGCTGTTCTTCAGAAACTAAAATTAGTTTACTTAATTTTTGTTCAACAAATGTCCGTAATTCAGCTTGTGTTAAATTACCATATATTGAAGTGTCAGTACCTTCACCTTCATCTGATGTTGGATTTGGAGTATAATAATCACCATTTGATTCCCATTCTTCATCATAATCTACATTAAAAGAAAATAAATCTAAGCGTTTATCTGGATTATTTTGATCTGGGTCTAAAATATTATTTAATGCTGATATACTCTTATTATATTCTTTAATATATGATTGTAATTGTCTTGCAATAGAATCAGAATCTGAATCATGACGTTTAACTAAATCATCTATTTGGTCAACAATATTTTGTTTAGCATTTTCTGCAGTTGTTAATACGTTTGTTAATACTTCTAATATAACATTTGTATCATTTTTTATCTTTATAACATTAGTTGTTAAATCAGCAAGATTATCATCTATTTCACCTTGAGGACCACAAATAGTTTCTAAAGATAACATTGCATTTTTCCATAATGCTTTATATTTATCAATTAATTTATTTATTTGCTTGATAGTTTTTTCAATGGATTTCAGTTGTTGATTCAATTTAAATAATAATTGAGCGTTTGAACCCAAATAAATTGTTGTTTTTGTTGAATCTATCATAGAAATTAAATATATATTTTTATTTTTATATAATAATAAATAATATTAAATTAAAATGATTCTAGGAAATTTATCATCAATACTTGATAATGAGCAAACTATTTATGAAGCTGTACAAAATACATTTGCTCAGAATACAACTAAAAAACCTGAAAGTAAGATATCTAAGTTGTTACGTACATTATCTCATTATGGAATGAATTATGAAGATGATGTATATAAAAATATGATAGCTATACCGGCAGATAAAGCATTACAACCTAAGGATGATACATATCTTCTTCAAACTTATTATGGATCGGCATTAAATAACTGGAAGCAAAAACAAGAAGAGGATAAGTCATTCAGTGAAAAATCATTAGCGCAAAAACGTGAGATATTGAGAAAACTCGCGATGCAACCGGAATTGGAAGATATTCTTGATATTATGTCTAATGAAGCTATTGTATATGATGCAGAAGAAGCATATATCTGCCAGCCTTTCTTAGATACCGGATTGATTCAAGATTTAAATGAGAAAAATGCTGAAGAAATAAGAAATGCCGTTGATACAATATTTTATAAGATATATTTATTGTTACAATGGAAAATAAATGCATGGGATGATTTTAAAAGATTTCTTATTGACGGTGTATTGGCATATGAAATAGTATATGATAATCGAGAAAACCCGAAATCTATTATTGATATTATAGATTTGGATCCAGGAACATTAACAAAGAAAATTGATCAAGGTGTTGTATATTGGGTTCAGTTTAAAGATGTATTAGGTCAAGAACGTACATTATTAGATGCAGAAGTGATATATATTAAATATGAAGATTCGGGTGTATCAACTCGCCAATCATATCTTGAACGATTAATAAGACCGTTTAATTTATATAGAATTGTTGAACAAGCTCAGGTAATTTGGACAGTAACACAATCATCATTTAAAACAATGTTTACTATACCTATCGGCGGTATGCAAAAGGGTAGAGGTATTCAATCATTAGCTAATGCAATGAACAGATATAAAGAAGATATATCATTTAATACTGAAACTGGTGAACTTCAAATTAACGGTCGTGTAAATATGCCGTTTAATAAAGAATATTGGTTTCCTGAAGGTGAAAACGGTAGACCGCAAATAGAAACATTGGTGGATAACGGTCCGCAATTAAATGATTCAGATCAAATAAAGTATTTTGAAAATAAACTTTATAAAATGTCTAAAATACCTATTAGCAGATTTGATAAGGAAGCACAAGCTACATGGTTTGGTAGTGATCCGACACAGGCATTACGAGATGAAATTGATTTTTCTAGATTTGTAACAAGACTTAGAAATACATTTGCTCAGATATTATTAAAACCATTAAGAATTCAACTTGCTATACAAATACCTGATATTAAAAATGATAAACGTATACTAGATTCAGTATCATTAAGATGGAATTCTTATAATGAATTTGAAGAACAAATGAATATAGAAATAACTACACGTCGTGCTGAATTTATTGGTACTATGAAAGACAGTATAACAATTACTAATGAAGAAGGTGAAGAAGAACCTTATTTCTCTCCTAAATTCTTAGTAACAAAATATCTTAAGATGTCTGAAGCTGATCTTGAATTAAATGAAAAATTCAAATTAGAAGATAAATTAAAATCTAAGAAAAAAGATGAAGGAGAAGATGAAGAAGGTGGTGATGAAGAAGAAAGTGGTAAAGAAGGAGGAGATGAAAGCGGAGGTGAAGATGAAGCTACTGATATAGATGATGAAATGATGGGTGATGTACAACCAGAATCATCAGATACATCACAATTATAAAATAAATAATTAATATAAATGAAGCTTTCAAATTATGATATAAATATAGGTGATGTGGTAAATGTTGATGATCCTGATCATCATAATAAAATTCAATGTGCTATACCTAATACATCAGATCCGAGAAACGAAAATATAAATGAATATACAATGATATGGGCTCGACCATTTTCTATGAACGGGTATCAAACATTCAGTCGTGTTCAAAAAAATTCTAAAGTTTGGGTATTGCAAAATTTAGAAAATTCTGAAGAATGCTGGTATATAAATTTTTTTGAATATACTGATTCATTAGCTGAATATGTTGATAATAATATGGATGCCCATCCTGAAGTTCTTTTTTTAAGAAAGAATTTAAACAACACAGCCCAAATATCATATGATGATAATAATGGTATACAAATAGGAAATGGTAATACTTTTATAAATGTGAAAGATGACGGTACAGTACATATAGGGAATGATAAAGGAGGAATAACAATAGACGGTAATAATATTTATATAGGATCAAATGCTTCAGAAGGAACACCACCAGTCAGAGCGGATAAACTAATTGAATTATTAAATAAAATGTCTGAAAAATTTCAATTATTAAGTACAGCTTGTAATACAGGATGGTTAGCCGGATTAAAACCCGCATTTATGGATTTACAAGAAATGACAGCAGAATCATATACTAAACCTATAGAAGCAAAAAATACTACAGTATCATAAATAATGAATATAACTGATTATTCTCAACTATTTGAAGTGGCAAATAACGGAACAGACGATATTAAAAATTTTAATGTCGGAAAATTATTTACTGCCCAAGATTTACGTGATTGTTTTGGTAAATCTGACGGGGGTACCGATAAATTTATTAATTCCGGTATTAATTTTTTAACAGGTAAAGCAACATCTACATATATGGCGATACCGGCACTTACGGAAAGTTGGGTAATAAAATTAAATATTAAAAATAATAAAACAAATAAACTTGAAATGTGTAAAAACACATTTACATCAGAAAAAGATGTTTTATTATATATTGAAAAATGGAAAGAAGAAAAATTAGAACAATTAAAATTAGAAAAACCTGAAGATTTTACAGATATAAAACTTACAGAAGAGGGAGACACTGGTGGTACTAGTAATAAAACTGCAAAACTTAATAATTTGTCAGATGAAAGTATTGTTGGAAAAAATCAGATTGGTGAAGAAATTCCCCCTGTTGAAGAACAGGCTACATTAGATGATTGGGATGCATATAATTCAATGACGGATGAAAAAGATGAAGATGATAAAGAATATAATAGCGGAATACTATCCGAAGTAGTTATAACACCTACTTCTGATAATAGTGTTAATGCTATTGATGAAGCTTATAATGAAACTGAAGATGAAAATATTATAACAATAACAAATGATGATGAAGTAAATGAAGATTTTTCTGAAGAATTAATTGATACAAGTGAAAAGGATTCTAATGATGATTATGTTAATCAACAAAGAGCTGATATTATTGATCAATATTATAGTACAGTTGAACAAATTAAAGAATCATATGCAGAAGAAAGAAACCAAGAAGCTTTAGAAGACGACATATATTCTTTTAAAAATGTTAATCCTAGTAATGAACATACTAGTAAACCTGTTTATAGTAAGGCAAATTTAGCTGAACATCTTTTTTTGGATCCAAACAGTACATATGAATGGGTTGAAGATATTGATTGGATTGGTGAGGATGGATTAACAGCACACGGTGGTTCAACACAACCAATATTACGTGTTTTAACAAATCCTAAACGATCAGATATTCAAAGATCAGATATAGTAAATGATGATTATTTAAAAACTGCTATTAATAAATCTTATAATAGTATATGGTATAATGAAACAGGTCAGTATCCTAAATTAGGAGATACATTAATATTTAATTCATTTATTGATGATATTGACGGACAATTAAAAAAATATAATAATATAAATGATTTTGCCAAAATAGAAATATTAACACGTGATACCAATAATTCATTGGCTATAGCATATCTTGATCCATATACATTTGACGGATATGATTATTCATTAAAGGAAGTAATTGAAAGAGGAGAAAGACTAAAAGAAGAACGGGCTAAGGCTATAGAAGCCGGTATTATAGCGGCCGCCGGGGAGATTACAGATTCACCAGTAAAAACAGAACTGGAAAAAACAGATGATGAAAGTCAAAGGGTTAAAGATGAAAGAGTAGTAAAACCTGTAGAACCACTTACTGAAGAAGAATTAAATACTAGATATACTGCATTACCACATGAAATAAGTACTATTGATTTAACTCAAGAAATAATAGATAATTACTATCAAAATAATATTTATATAGAAATATCATCTGACATATATGGTACATTTACAATGGATTTTGATAGATCTAATTATGTTATTGTATTTCCAAAACCTAAAACAGAAGATAATAAACAAGAAGATCCAGAAAAAAACGGTGATATAATAGATACAGAATTATATATAGATTCAGAAGGAAACATTATTACAAATCAAAATAATGATTCATCAGATGAAAATTCAAATAATTCTAATTCAAATACTAATAATTCTAATACAAATACAGTTACAGATATATCGTCAATAGGTTCCGATGCACCAGCACATAAAATTAAAGTTGAACTGACTGTTAATAAAGAAGTAATTCGGGCAATAAATAAAAAAACAGGAAAAACGGTTTTTATTGATAAACAAGGTAATGAAGTAAGTATTAAAAAGATTTCAAAATTCGGTACATATACATATGTTGATGAAAATGGTAATCCGGTAACTATAATTAAAGCTGATAAAACAGGGGCATATAATAATTATATTGTATTAAATGAAGATGAGCCAGAACATCCATTCCATAAAGAACTTACTTGGAAACATTTTACAATAACATATGGATCAGTTAAAGAAAGTTTATATAGTAATGCTATGAATATGGCTGCTGATGTAAAAGAAACAGCTATGGGTTTAAAAAATTTATATACAAATTGGGATAATATTTTATTAAATATATTTTCACGCGTTTATAGTATTTTAACAGGAAGAATCAGAGATATGGCAAATGGACTTGTAAACGATTCTTTATCTATGGTTATGTCATTTCCTACAGAAGTACAGAAATATGCTGAATTAAAATTTGAAGAAGAAAAAAAATCCTTATTACAAGTTATTAAAGAAAATTTCACTAATAACAGTGAAGAAGAAGCAGAAAAAAAACATCAACAAATAAAAGCAAAAAAGAAAAGTAAATTTTTAGCAAGTATTCAAGAAAAAGCACAAAATGTTTTCGCATATGGTAATAAAGTATTAGATGATATCAGAGATACTTCACATATCGATGAAATAGCACATTATGCTGTTGAAGGTGAAGATGAATTGGTAAATTATATTAATAAATTAATAACTAATAAATTAAAAGATTTTAATAATATTTATAATAATGGTAAAGAATATATTGAAAATTCATATGCTACAATGTGTAAATCATTAGGAGAGGCAGAAGGTCATTATTTAGCAGAACAATATAATAAACTTGTTATTGAAAAGGCTGAACAACAAATACAAAAACTTAATGAAAATAAATCATTAGCAAAAGTTGTAGCATTTGCAGCTAAACAGAAAACTATATGTAAACTAATGTCAATGACAGGTGTAAATATACCGATGAAAATTGAATAATATATGAATAAAAACACATCTGAAATAAACTTTAATCCTATAAAAGAAAAAATAAACGGTAAAGAGGCAGAACGGGTTATATGGACTACTGAAATTATAAATAGGGCACTTGAAGGTATACAAGAAGGTAAACCTTTAAAAGTCTCGCCATTTTATAATAATAATACTAAATTATTAAAACCTGAACTTGTTTATCAAAGAACTAAAGAAGAAATTGAAGATTATATCAAATGTAAACAAGATCCTGTATATTTCGCCAGTAAATGTTATCTTAAAAATCCTAAAGGTGGCCTTTCTATATGTGAAATGCGAGATTATCAAATTGATTATCTTAACCATTTAAAGAATAACAGATTCTCTATCATGCTGAGTATCAGGCAAAGTGGAAAAACTCTTTCATTTTTATCATTTATAAATATAAAATTTGACACCCAGATAACAAAATTAAATTATTATTATATAAAAGATAATATATATTATTTACCTATTTTTGAAGTTTATAATTTATATTGTAAACAAACATTAATATGGAAAATAAAATATAGATTATATAAAATAATTTTAAAACTTTGTTATGGCAGGAAAAAAAGGTCAAAAAATTAATAAAGAAACATCATTAAGATTTCCAAATTATTGGCAAAATATTCATCCAGAATGGACATTTGAACAATGTCAAGAAAAAGCAAATTGGCAAAAAAAATCATCAAATTATCAATGTATTGAATATTATGAAAGAAAATATCCAGAATTATCTCATGAAGAACATTTAAAATTAAAACAAAGGGCAATAATAGAACGCAGAAAAAATAAAATTACAAATATTGAATATTGGAAAGAAAAATATCCAGAAAAATCTTTAGATGAACTTGAAATATTAAGATCAAATGCAGCAAAAGAAAGAAATAAAATTAATATAGAATATTGGATAAAAAAATATCCAGAAAAAACATATGAAGAACAAAATAAATTATATAATGAATATAAGAAAAAATGGTTAGAAAAAAATAAAAATTATACATTTAAAACAGGAGATAAAAATTGTAATTCTAAAAAAAATACAGATCAAAAAACAAGAAATTCAAGATCACCAAGAAATATTGAATTTTATGAAAGGAAATATCCGGAATTATCTCATGAAGAACATTTAAAACTACAACAAAATTTTTTTAATAAAAATAAAATAGCAGTAAAAAACGCCATAAAACCAACAAATATTGAATATTATTTAAATTTAGGAATGTCTGAAATAGATGCTAAACAAGCTTTATATAATAGACAATCTACATTTACATTAGAAAAATGTATAAAAAAATATGGTGAATTAGAAGGATTAAAAAAATTTTCTGAAAGACAACAAAAATGGTTAAAATCATTAAAAAATAATTTTAATATAAATGGTGACGGACGTTCAGTTCAATCACAATTTGCTAAAAATATTATAAAAATATGTTGTAAAAATTTAAATATAAAAATTCCTAAAAAAGAAAAATATATTTATAATAAAAAACTTAATTGCGCATATGCTTTTGATTTTACATATAACAATAAAGTAATAGAATTTCAAGGTGATTATTGGCATTGTAATCCAAAATTATATGATAAAGATTTTTATAATAAAGTAAAACAACAAACAGCACAAGAAATATGGAATTATGATAAAATTAAAAAAGAATGTGCTGAATATTATGGATATAAAGTATTATATATTTGGGAATATGATTATAATAAAAATCCAGAAGAAATAGTAAATAAATGTATAGAATTTTTAAATTCATGAAAAAAATTATAATAAATATATTATATAAATTAATTTCTTTAATAGATTATATAGATTATCATTATATTAAAAAAGAAAAATTAATAGATAATTATAAAACTATCGAAGAAATTAATTTAAATAATATTGAAATATTAACTGATACTGGATATAAAAAATTATCACATTTAATGATATCAAAACCTTTTGAAATTTATAATATAAAATTAGAAAATGGTTATGAATTAGATTGCGCCGATGAACATAAAGTATTTGATGAAAATTTTAATGAAATATTTGTAAAAGATTTATATATTGGACAATATATTCAAACAGATAATGGTTTACAGAAACTTATTTCAATTTCAAAATCATTAACAAAAATATCTATGTGTGATACAACAGTTAATGATGAAAATCATAGATTTTATTCAAATGGAATTTTAAGTCATAATTCAGTTACTACTGCAATATTTTGTTTATGGGTTATTCTTTTTAATACAAATAAAGCAGGTCTTATTCTTTCTAAATCTGGTCCAGCAGGTAAGGAATTATTAAAAAAAGTAAAAGATATGTATTTATATTTACCTTATTACCTTAAATGCGGTACTGTAAAATGGAATATATCTGAAATATCGTTTGATAATAATTCATCAATAGCTACAGAAGCTTTCTCACCTACTGCTGGTCTTGGTAATACTATAAACTTTCTTATTCTTGATGAGTTTGCATGGTGTCCACCAAATGATGTTGAATTATTTTATATGAATATTATACCTGTTATCACAGCAGATCCTACAGCACAAGTATGTATTATGTCGACACAAAATGGATTTAATCTGTTTTATAAATTATGGAGAGCTGCAGTTGAAAAAAAATCTGATTACGCGCCTTTTAAAGTAGATTGGTACCAAGTTCCTGAATATAATGCTAAAACAGGTGAATGGGAAAAAAGAACAGAAGCTTGGAAAAAAAAGATGATAGGTGTATTAGGGTCTGAAGAAGCGTTTAATTATCAATATAGTATTCAATTTTCAGCATCAGATAAATGTCTTGTATCACGTGAATGTCTTTCTGAAATAAATAAGACTTCTGAATTATGGACAAATAGAATAGATGATTTACACAATGCAGGAATAAGCTTGTTTTTAAATTATCCTGATATGTTATTCTGGGCTTCTGATTTTGATTTTGACAGACTACGGGATTCATATTTTTTAGTATGTTGTGATTTATCAGAAGGATCAGGTCAAGATTATATACCGTTTAATATATTTATGTTACCTGAAAAGGATAAGTTTATTCATGTCGGTAGATGGTATTCTAATGAAATTGATTTAGATATGGCGGCATTAGAATTCTGGTTATTGATGGGTCAGTTGTTTAATTCAGAAAGATGTATATGGTCTATCGAATGGAATACTTACGGGGCATTATTTTATAAGACATTATTATCTTTGAATGAACCAGATTATGATGAAAAATCATTATATAGATTTAATATATGTAAAGAAGGACTGGAAACGGCAAATTTCTGTTGGTATAAGAAAACAAATATAGAAGAAGAAATAATAGGAAAAGCAAAACACACATCTAATCATATTCCTGGAATAAAATTTACAAGCGGTAATAAAGGTACGGCATGTTCATTATTGAAAATGTTATTAGAAAAGAAACAAGTTATAACTACTGATTTAATAACTATAAATGAACTGGAAAATTTTGAAGATAAAAACGGTAACGGTTCATATAAGGCGGCATTCGGTCATGATGATTCAATAATGACATTTGTTCAAATTCCTATGGTACAGCAGACAACTAAATACAAATATTTGGTAGAGGAAATAGAAGCTGGAACTATAAGTCAACAAATAGAAAATAATTGGTTTAATAGAAATATATATAATAATTTTAATACAGGATCATATTATAATACACAAGGTCAATTCGATATATTCACATGAATTCAGATATTATATAAAATAATAAAAGGAATTTAACGAATCTTCAAAATAATGTTTTTTGTTATGATTTTGTTAAGTTCCTTTTATCTTTTGTTTTCATGTTTCTCCAAATTTATATTTTTATTTGAAGAAACTGTGAGATTCCTGTTTCCAGGAATAACACTCAATTCATGTGGTGTCATAATCGAAATAATAATTTTTTTACTGTCAATGTCCATAATATTATAATTATACATATCATATAAATAAATATATAGACAATTTTCTATTTTTTCATACTTTAAATGTTTTTCAAGATAATCATCATCAATTACTTTTATTGTAATATCAAATGTATCACCTTCATACATCTTAATACTTGCAGGTATATCTACTTTTACAGTATCAACCCTAACATCGCTTTTAATTTCATCATCATTTATATTTATGGCATTTCCTGAAATTATAGATACAAATACCATTAAAAGTGTTATTAAAAATTTTTTCATAATGTTTTTTATTTAATATATTTAATATATTTATAAAAACATTATTTTAAAAAATTCATTAAACTACCTATATTATATGCTAATAATTAGCATACTTTATAATAATAGAAATATTTTAAAAATAATTCAATAATTATTAAAAAGATATTATTAATTTCTATTTTATATTAAATGATAAATTTTTCATATTAGAACCTATATCATATTTTTTATTATTTCTTAATATCTTTATGAGTAGTTCATTATGGTTTTGTGATGGTGAAATAGATATTACTTTTCCGGTAACATTAAAATTAGGAAAAAATTCACAATCTGATTTAAATTGTACTTTTTTACCTATAAGCATTTCACAAAGATCTGTATATGAATAATTTTTTATCAGTTGCATAATTATTTAATAATATTTTAATTTATGGAAAATAAAGATACTTGTTCTTTTTGCGGTAGATCAGATATTAAATTGTTATATGGTGTTACAGGATGTATATGTGAGAATTGTCTTAAATTAGGAGATAAATATATTAATGATTCTAAAACCATTAATAATAAAGACAAAATAAAAGATATACCCAAGCCATTAGAAATAAAAAAATTTCTGGATAAATATGTTATAGGTCAGGATCGTGTAAAAGAACGAGTTGCTGTTGCTGTATATAATCATTATAAAAGAATAAATAATAATGATAATAATATAGATGATGTGGAAATAGAAAAAAGTAATATTCTTATTGTTGGTAATTCTGGTAGTGGTAAAACATTGATAGCAAGTACTATAGCAAAAATGCTTAATGTTCCTTTTGCTGTTACTGATGCTACTAGTTTGACACAAGCTGGATATGTCGGAGAAGATGTTGAGAATGTCCTTGTGAATTTATACCAGGCAGCAGATTATGATGTAGAAAAAACAGAACGTGGTATAGTGTTTATTGATGAAATTGATAAAATAGCTTCAAAGGGAAATAATGTATCTATAACCAGAGATGTTTCAGGTGAAGGCGTTCAACAGGGATTATTGAAATTACTTGAAGGATCAATAGTCAACATCCCCCCACGTGGCGGTCGTAAGCATCCAGATCAAGAATATATAAAGATAAATACAAAGAATATATTGTTTATTTGCGGCGGTGCATTTGTAGGTATTGAGAAAAAAATAGAAAGACGTTGTAAAAAGAATGTTATAGGATTTGACAGTATAGATAAAAACAATAAATTGAAAGACGAGAACTTTATGAAAAATATATGTTCTCTTGATTTGAAATCTTATGGACTTATTCCTGAAATAATAGGACGTCTGCCTGTAATAACATATACTGATGAACTGGATGAAAACAGTCTAATAAGAATATTAAAAGAACCTAAGAATGCCATAACAAAACAATATAAGAAATTATTTGAACTGGACGGTATTAATTTGACGTTTACTGAGGGAGCGTTAAAATATATAGCTGAAAAATCAATAGAAAATAAAATCGGTGCCAGAGGATTGCGTGTAACTATGGAAAATGTCATGAATTCAGCAATGTTAAATTCGCCGTCATCAAATATAAAAGATATTAAAGTTGATTTAAAATATGTTAAAAAAGAATTAAAAGACTATGCATAAGTATTAAAATATTCAAAATTTAATATATATAACGTCCTGTATTGAGTTTTAATATAAAAGATATATAAATAACAGTAAAATATATTTTCGTGCGATATAGAGCGATTTTTAAGAATTATGAAGAAAAAATTTTATAGATTATTAGATATACTTGGAATATATAGAAAGTATACTGAAAATCCTGCATCAATAGAATATAAACTGATACGATGGAATCCGTTATCATGGATATACATTTTATTAGGAACATGTTTTAAGTTTATATTATATCAGGTATACGGAATATTTTACAGTATAGTATATTTAATTAAAGAATTTGTTAAACCAAATAAAATAACAGTAGTAAAATGAATACGACATTAAATGTATGGTTTTGTGTAAATAAAAACAGGGATATATGTATGTTTTTAGATATACCTGAAAGAAAAGATGATAAATGGATTGGAAAAAAACCGTTTATTAATTCTGTATTATATAAACAAATAGGTGAACTGGTAGAAAAAACAAAATTCGGATGGATGAATGATCCTGAATGCTTAACATTAAAATTCTAAATTATATTAAAAAATAAATATTTATGAATACAACAATAGATTTTTCAAATAATGATATAGATAAAAGCTTACCATATATATCAATATCACAAGTTTTGGACAGTATAGAAATTCCGTTTGACAGTGAACGTGTTGCAAAATCGACATATAATAACCATCATGATAATCCGGAATCACAGTATTATCAGAAAACCGTTGATGAGATTATTAAAATGTGGAATGATAAAGGAGCTACCGCATGCAAATATGGAAGTTTATTAGATGATTATATAGGTTCTATTCTGGAAAATGAA